CGCGCAGATCATGCCCTCGCCAGTATTCGCTTGCTCGCCGCTTGACATGGTGAGCGGCGCGCCGTGAGTCTCCAAGGTCATATTGCCGGGAACATAGATTTGGCAGTTGTCGCCAACGTAACCGGCGACGTTGGCCGTGGAGTGCGACGCGAATAGATAGGGCTTCTTGCCGTCGAGGTGCATGGTCGCACCCGCAGCGAGGCTGGTGCCTTGTCCGTTGCCCGTGCAAAAGCTAAACGGCGTGCCTGACCCAGTGCAATTGCTGTTGATCGGAATCGCGGCGATGCAGGAGCGCAAGGCTGCTGCGTCGTCGCTGGTCCCGTCGTTGTGCATGCCAGCGCAATTGTCGGCGTAATACTGGAGTCCCAGATTGGTGAGAGCGGCCTGCTTGTTGCCCAAGTCATTGAGATTATTACCCGGCTGGAGATAGCCAGTGGCCGGACCAATCTGGCCGGCGTAAGCGTGCCCGCCAGCCGCCGCGAGCAGGATCGCGACGGCCAGCCCCACATACACAAACAGTGCTCTAACTCTCACCGCTACCCCCGATTACAGATTCAGCGAGCGGGAAACCTCGAAGAAAATGCTCAGCGCGGCATTGTACTTATAGGTCACCAGACTGTACTTCGCGCCGACGGTGATGACCGGAGCGGCGCCGCCAGTCGAGTGGAACGCGCTGCCCCAAGCCACGGTGAAATTGCCGGCGGTATTCAAAAACAGAAAGTCCACTTCTTCGCCGTCAACCGGATTGACCGGATTGTCGATGGTGGTGTTCTCGGTGAGCGCCTGGTAAACGAGATCGCCTTTGCTGAGATCGATCGCGAGCGTATGGCCGGAGCCATTGCTGACGACGGTCTGCCACTTGCCGCCCTTTTGGCTCGGCTTGAAAACGCCAGTGCCGTCGCCTTGGCCCATGTCGAAGGACGGCTGATATTGAAGGTTAGGAACGGGATTCGGTGCCATATTTATCTTACGCTCCGCTTGGGCCGAGCGACGCCGCCGCCCAGCTCGGTCTCTGATACGCTGTTAGGTTCTGAGTACCCATCAAGTCTATTAGCTGACGTCTCGTGCGCCGGTGGCGGAGGGCTCGCGGCGGCCGCGCGCTCTAGTCGCTCCTCGCGCTTGAGCATGCGATCCATGCGTGCGCTCTCGCCGCTCCACAACTCGTGCTTGTTCTCGTCGAAGTCCTCGACATTGATCAACACGTAGCCGTACGGCCCCTTGTCGCTCATAATCTTGACGGTTGGTCTTGCTGCCATTTCCCTCTATCTCCTGTCGCCTGTCGGGTTTACTGACCGGACGACGCCGGCGCATTCGATCCCATGCCGGAGCCGCTTGCTGGACGCGGCCGACGGATTGTCTTAGTTGCTTTCGGCGGTGTCTTCTTCATTGCTCCCTCCACATAACGGTCGAGATAAACCCGAATCAGGTTACACCCGAAAACGTACGGCTCTATTAGGATTGAGTGTCTTGACGCCATACAGAACGTCAATCGCGACGTTCACGCTGGAGGCGTCACCCAAATAGAAGATGCGACTGCGGAGCGTTAGGCCGGTGACCGGGTCGTCGACCGTCGCGATGCGCGCGCCGATGTTGTTTCCGATATCGCTCAGCGGAGCCATTGCGAGGGCGAAGGCGCCTTGATGGAACGCGAGGTTCTCGACGTGCGCGGCGGTCTTGGGCACGAAGGTAACGACCGCGCCAGCCGCCAAGGCAGTGTCGAGCGGCGGCGAGATGGTGGCGTTATTGAGGTTGCCGGAGCCGTCGGTGGTGAACGCGCCGCTCAGCGTATACTGCTGCGTGTCGCCGGCAATCGTGAAGATCAAGCCCTGCGGGAATAGGGTATTGGCCGTCATGCTACCGATGGTGATCTGCGTCGCGCCTTGCGCGTACGAAGCGCTGAGCGCACCGACGGAGTCAGCGATGGTCGGATCGGTCAGGCCACTCGGCGTGTTCTGATTGCTGAAGAACTCCATACCGAAGCGCGTGCCGAGATTGCCGCGCAACTGAGTATCGACGCCCAGCGGGCCGGCGCCTTGAAACTGCGAGAAGGCTTGCAGCGCGAGGAGCTGGGCCTCAGTCGAGCCGTCAACCATCACGTGCAGATTGCCGTCGCCCATAGGGTTCCGGTTGTTGAAAAGCACCTGCCGGACTTTGGTTAAATCCGTGACGGCAATGGCCGAGGGGCTGGTCGCGTCCGTGTACCAGCCGATGTCCTTATAGAGCCCAACAAGGTCTTGGTCGATCTGATCAGCAATGGCATAAGCCGCCGGGCGGATATGCTCTTGGATGATCAGGTCGGTGGTGTAAGTGAGTTCTTTGTCGGTCAGCGAGAACTTGACCTCTTTCCATTTGGAAAGAGTGATCTGGACTTGGCTGGCCTGGATCGCTTGCGCTACTGAGGGTGCGTCCTGCGCTTGGAAGATCGAGGGGATGCGGATTGCCACAACGGAGCCGCGTTGCTGCGGCGACTTGTCGTATCCGCGCACGACGCGGGCCGCCATGCCCAAAGATTTTTCGAGCGCGATCAGCGCCTCTTGGGCGTAAAACAGCGGGTCATAGATCGAGAGGGTGTTAGCCATAACGCGACATCCATCGGAGTAGTTAGGATGGTCCGCCGCGTCTGGAACTCGCCTCGCGTGGCCGGCTGGGGAACTCGCCCCGGCCTATGTTTGGTTGATCGCTCTAAGGCGTCGCGCGACCTTTAATCCGCTCAAACTCGCTGAGCGCACGCCCCGGCTGGAAACTCGCCAGCCGGAGCTTGACCGTGCATGCCTCTCGGCTGATCGCTTTAGCCTGCTTCGCTCGTGGCGTGCCTCGGGTCGGCTTCTATCTGGAGCTCTTGCCCGGCCTTCTCGGCCGCCTCTTTCGCGAAACGGTATTTGCGGGTGTCTTGTGCGTCGGCGCGCGAAATCCAGTGCGGGCCATTGGCGCCATTAGAGCCACGGACCCCGCCATTCGGCGAGCCGCCTCCGCTGGAGCCAGTCCCCTCGAATCCGCGGGAGTAATGCGGATCGCCGCGCCACTCGTCGAGCAAGCCATCGATCGTGAGTGGTGCGCCTTTACTGTCGCCTTTGACGGCGCCGTTCTTGGTGGGGTCGACGACCGTGATCCGGCGATTGCCGTCGTCGTCTTTGACTACTTTGATGAAGTGGTGGATATGCGGCATGAGGAGCACGGGATCGCCCTTCTTAGATGCGATAGCCTGGCTCGCCACGCGCTCGATCATCTCGCGTTCATACTGCTGCTCAATCGCGCTTATGCGGTCGTTGGCGAGCGCGATTTGCTTATCGCGTTCTGAGAGCTCCTGCGCGTGCTTCTTGCTCATGTCGGTCTTTAAGGAGTCCCATTCGCCGCGCGCCTCTTTGAGTCGCTCCTCGCGTTCTTCCTCGCGCGACTGGAGCTCCGCGAGCTTGGTCTGTGCTTCTCTGTAGCGGTCGGGATCGATGTCTTTGAACTTGGCGAGGTCCTTCTTGAGCTTATCCATAGTGGACTTGAGCCCAGCCACGTCCTCGATTCCCTCGACGTCCGGGATGTAGCCGCCGTCGCTGGCCGCGACATAGAGCTCTTTGGCTGCGTCGGGCAGCGCATTCCATTCGTCGGCGGTAAGCTTCGCTTTGTACTTAGCCATCTACTTGGCTCCTTGTTATGTGCGACGGGCGCGCGCGTGTCAAATCGTGTGCCTATTGGATCGATTTAGACTTGACGGCTGCTGCGTGCGCCTCTGGCTCAGCCTTAGCCAGTTCTTCAAGCGTCATCAGCCTGCCGTCCGCCACGAAGTTGCCGACATTTAGGTCGCCGGCGCGGTATATCGCGCCTCGCGTCGGGCCGAGGATATCGTCCTGCGTGGCTTCCGATTGCGTCTTTAGCCAATCGTCATAGGTCATGGTTTCCGGTACTTGGCCGTTCATGCTCGCACGCGTGCCCGCGTCGAGTTCGTCAGCCGGTATGCCCAGTTGCTTATAGGAGCTGACGACCGGAACCGTGGTGCAGCGGCACTCCGGATGCGGGCCTGGCGGTCGCGGGCCGGAGCCGACCGGGAAGGTCTGACCGTCGAGGTCGCCGCAAATCTCGCAAGTCCGATCGTCGAGCGTCGCCACCCATTGGACGCTCTGGACCACGTCGGCGTTGGCTTGATAGGTGGCGTCGCGCGCCATGCTCGAGACGTGGCTGACGGCCGTACGGACGAGCCGCTGAGCGTCGCGCCTGGCGCCGTCAAAGAGCCCGTCCGTGAAATTGTTCTTCTTGGTACCGACGAGGCGGCGAACGATATCGTCGGTGGTCTGGCCCTCGGCGATACCGACGCGGAGCGCTTGGAGGACGTTGTCGGCGGTCTTGGTGCCCAGCTCATCAAACCACTCGCCGAGCGGATAACCGAGGAACGGCGCGTCGACGGCTAGCGCGCTCAGCGTGGCCGGCGCGGGGAGCACCGTATTGAACGAGACGTTATCAGGCAGCGCGGAGTTGAGTGCGCCGAGGTTGTATTTGCCTTCTTGCGTCGCGAGGTCTTGGGTGGCTTCGGTGAAGTCGGTTTGCGCATTGCCATAGCCCGCCGCGATGATCGTCTGTAGCTGGCTCTCCAGCGCTTTCAGCGTGGCCGTGACGACCGGCCCCAGATCGTAGCCGCGCGCCGTGATCGCCGCGAGACGAGCCTCCAGCGCGGCCGCCACGTCCGGATAGACCTGCTCATTTAATAGCCCGACGACATCCGCCGTCAGGCTATTGGAGTAGCGCAATAGATAGGTCTGGTGCTTGATCAACGCGCGCATAATCGCGACGCTGACCGGGAGCGGCGCCTCGGCCATGCGCGATTTACTCGTTGAGCGTCGGTGATACCAGTTCGATCTCGATCTTGATCGAGTAGCTGGGCGGGTAAGGCGGACTCGCAGCGGTTGCGCTACCCCAAGCATTGACCCTGATCAATGGGACGTGGTGCTCCGGCGCCGCCTCCGGCGCGGCCTCGATCAGCATCTTCATGGCCGTCTTACCGGCGCTGTACTCGGCTTGCTGATGGGCTGGCAGTTGTCCGTTCGTGAGCAGGCTATTGAAGTACTCGTCCACGTGCCGGACGAGCGCCTTCTTATGGCCGATATGACTTACGTTCCACGACATTGTGCATTCTCCTACTTGGCGATTTCTTCGGCCTTGCAAATCGGCACGCCGTCGCGATCTACCACGATGGTGCGCTTTTGGCCGGGCATGTAAGGCAGTTTGACGCGGCTATAATCGTTTCGTCCGCGCGTGGTAGCTGAGCCGTCCGGCCAGACGTACACCGCGCACTCGATATCCCAGACGGTACCCTGATCGTCGCAAAAGACGGACGGACAGCGGCGCGATTGCCACATCCGTTCGTCCGAAACGGCGCTGACGTCGTTCCACTCGGCGGGATCGGAGGTGATTGGCGTCAGCGGCTCGAAGCGCGCGAGGCGGCTAAACAGCGTCATCAGCGCGGCACCTGAGCCGCCGCTGTGGCCTTGCTTGGCAAAAGCGGTGATCAGCTCCATCACGCACTTGGCAACCTCGCCGCCATAATCCGCGTCGGCGTCGTATAGTCCGGCGAGCTTGAGTTCGCGCTCCGCATGATCGACTAGGTTACTCATCGCGGGCTCTCCGTCGGTTGAGCAAACATCTCGCGCCACGCCGGGGACTGACTTCCGCCAGAGCAGTCGTAGATTTTGCTCGGCCAATGCTCATTAGGATCGGCACAACTCCTACCCGTCAGCACCGACGATTGCGCCGACTTAGGCTGGAGCAGCGCGACCGCGCTGTAGGGCTGCATCACGAAGCTGACGGTGCATGATACCTGGAGGCAGTGCGTGCCCGTGTCCGGATCGTACGTGTCGCATTTGCCGACGCCATATCTGGCGCAAGCGACGCTCGCATTAGGACCGGCAGTAGGCGCCGCGGCTGGCGTGGCGATGGCCGTCGGTATGGGTTGCGGATTACTCGTCGCCTGCCAAGTCGAGCCGGTCCATTGCCACCAATTGCCGGCGCTGTTCATCTG